ATCACCTTTTTGTACCATTGATTGTTCGCCATTATCAGTTCTAACTGTAAAATAAAGTGTCTTGTTTCCGTTACCTTTTTGTTTAAAAAAGATATCATTACCACTACCATTGTAGGTGTATATTCTGGCATTGTGGTCTGCATTGCCTGTGCCTGTTTCTTGAGAACCTTTTAAGTCTGTATTGCCATCATGTATATCTAGGTTGACTATATGTCCGCCATACTCGCCTGTTGCACTCGATTCACAAGTTGAGTCATTGGCATCAGTAAATGTTTTGCCTTGACAAATATGTATATTATTATCACTACTTCGTATGTGCATTCCTACTACATTATTATCTGTGCCTAGTGTATTATATTGTTCAATTTTTATGTTGTTACTTGAACCATCTATATCGCCACCCCAACCATAACCAGTTCCCCAATATGAAATCCAACTTACTTTATTGTTGTCTCCTATTTGGTCAATGTCAAGACTGTTGTTGTCGTGTGATACAGACAAACGAACTTCATTTTCATCGCCGTCTTGTAGAATGTCTACTGTGAGATTATTACTCGTGCCTACCTGAGTAATGTATATTTCATTATTAACAGCGTGTACAGAAAGACACAACAGCATAAGACTACTGACTTTGAATAATGTTGATAACACTTTCTGTTCCTCCTAGTTCAAAATCTATTATTTCGAAATCGCCCATTTGTATATTCATCATGTAACTATTTGCTTGTTCGAGTCTTAGTTCAATAACACTACCACTTGCGCCTTCTCTGTGCCAATACCAGTTTGGGTCCTCATTGAGTATTGTGATACCTGTTTCTTTATCTTTACCCAACTTAAATTCATATGCACTTGTCTTTTTGTCAAACTCAGAACGCATCTGTAACGCCAGCTGTATATTGAGTTGTTCTAAAATATCACCCAAGAAGTTCTGGTCTAAGAAATCAGTATCAAGTAATGATACTGCATCATCTTCTATTTCTGCCAAATAATCTTTTTCTAGTTCATCAAACTTTAGAAAGTCAATGTCAAGAGCAGTAGCAACTTTGTTTAGTTCTACTGTGGCGATAGCCTCTGTAATCTCTCTTGGTTTAGATATAATCAAAAGGTTGTTAATCAAGTTTTCGTCTAAATCTAAAATCACAGGTTTCAATGGTAGACTACCACTCGTATCAACAACAGTCGCCTGAAATGCCTGATTAAGAATAACCATACCTGCATCTGACTCAACTGATATCTCGCCCACAAAACAGTTACCATTTGTATCACATGACGGCAACAAAATAATAGTCGAACTACCTATCTCGTCTACTGTCATTGTGAAATCTGTACCACGAACACCAATCGTTGCAGTCGGTGTTTTTATCTGTACACTTGTAGGACTTGTCTTTGCGATTTGACCCGAAGCATATCTTACTGTGCCGAGTACCGATTTAAGTGAGAGTGAACCTGTCTTTGTATTTGGGTCATAGACAAATTCGTCAATGATTAGTTTTGAGTGTTGAGTTACATCTACTCGTGTTTCATCTATAAACTCAATCGCAACTTTACCTTTGCCTGTTTTAATTGTGTCGTATGAAAATATATCTAAGTCGACTTTGGAATCAACATCTTCACCATCTGTTCTTTCAATAACAGCATTACCTTCGTGTAAGATAACATCGCCAATAATACTAGCGAATGATGAAAATGTTAGAAACCATAATATAAGAAAGACTCTCACATCTAATCTCGTTGTATAATATCTACATCAGCACTTGCGCCGTTCTGAGTCATAATCAGAGTATCGCCACTACCACCAGTTTGTAAGATGTTGTAGTTCGCACTTGCGCCGTCTTGAGTTAATGTGATAGTACTATTATTAAGTGAATCAATATCATAAGTACCACTCGCACCATCTAAGTCAAGTGTGATTGTTCCTGTGCCTGTTTGATTTACACTTACATTCGCACTCGCACCGTTCTGGTCTAAAGATATTGTACCTGTAGATGTCTGGTCTATATCGAAACTACCACCAGCACCATTAAGTCCATCGCCTGCGGTTGTAAATACTGCATGACCTGTTTGATTAATATTAATCGTCTTAACAGCCGATGCTGTACTTCCTGTTGACACTAAAGTAATTGTGCCACCAGCAGTCTGATTGATATCTAAGTTTTGTGAATCGCCTGTTGTCGTTACAGTTGCTATATTATCGTAACTGCCTGATTGTACGACATCAACATCAGCGGTGATTCCTGTCTGTGTCATAATCAATGTATGACCATTAACATCACCATTATCATCAATGTTGATTAAGTAGTTGTTTGAATCACCAGCAATAGTTAGTGTCAATATTGCACTAGTACCATCAATCGTAGCGGCAACAACAGTACTGTCTGTACCCGAAGCGCCTGTAATTGAAACAGTTGAACTGTCAGCTGACTTTGAACTAGTATTACCTAAATCAATATCAATATCTTGTGAGTTACCTGTAAAGGTGATTGATGCTGTAATACTATCACAACCTGATGTAGCAGAACCACTATCACAATTGAAATCAATGTTATTACTATTACCAGTCGTACTAAAAGTACCTGTAAAACTATCGCCATCAATATCAAATGTCAGTAAGTTACTATTACCTATTTGGTCAATATTAAAGTTCGTTGCTGAACCCGAAGCCGTAGACGCCGTTGTGCTATTGCCGACTTTGTTTCCGTCGCCATCTTGCAGCACATTAAATACTAATGAAGCACCTGCCTGTGTTACATAAATCTTATTTGATGCCATCGCTGACATACTCATCAGAAACATAATAAAGAAAGTTAAAGCTTTCAAATTACTCTCCTTGTTTCTCCGAAATCGGATGTTTACTCAGACTATGACTTTTTATATCAGCCTGAGATATATTTATGTCTTTATCCTTTGCAACAACAACTTCTGCCCATTCCCACAGTCCTTGTTCTTTGCCTTCGTAAAGCATCTCTAAGACACCATACTCTATTGCAGTACGAATCGCATAATTTACTGGTTCGTTTGCTGCATTGCCAGACTCTATCTCTAATGCTTTTGTGCCTAAGTCTAAAAATCTAAACACATCTGCACCATTACTAGTACTAGCGATTGTCTTAGTTGCAGACACAGTTAATAAAATTTCTCCTGTCTGCACACCAATCAATCTTAATGATATTGTTACTTGGTCAGTTCTATATTGTTCGTTTACGCCTAGACCTAAAAACCTTGCGCCAGCACCACCACTTGTTGTATTCGTATCATAACCAACAATACCGCCCTCTAATATTAGACCAGCAAATAACATGGGTTGTAGTGAATCTACTCCACTTGCACCATCATATAATTCTCTTGTACTTCTTATGAGTTGTCGTTCTTTGATTAAGTTATCTAAACTCGCCCTCTCAACAACTGTAAACCATTTACCTTTTGCAACTGCCATCAGAGATTGTATCACCCAAACATCTGCACCTTGTGAAACTGCTGTCGATAGTCCGACTGCTTTTCTTTGACCTGTAGAATCAGGAAACTTATAAACTGCAACTGTAATCTTTACTGGGTTGCCATTTCCGTCTGTCGGCATGCCAATAAGTGGCGGCATATCTTGTAGTAACTCTTTCGTTGGCGTTCCTTGTACAAAAGGCATTTCTACTTCTATCGCCTTTGTATTCTGAACAGAACATGATGCTACGAATAAAGATAATATAATTGGTACTATGTAATCCATTAGAATTTAAAGTCCCCAACAGGTACAACTAAAGTAGTCAACGAGCCGTCAGCGGCAGTAACAGTTAGTGTAATCGTTTCTGCTGTTTCATCTTTAATCCATGCAACAGTCGAACCATCAGGTAGAGTTGCAGTACCACTAAGTGGGCATTCTAATGCAGTCGTAGATGTATCTTCAGTACAATTCGTGCCGAACATATTATCAACCATCTGCTTAGATAGATTAGCAAAGATACGACTCTCAACATTCGTTACAAACTTTGCAAGAGTTGTGTTTTTAGCAGCTCGTTCAGCCGCCTTTTCAGCAGCCGTCTTATCGTCTTTGTTTGATTGCTCTCTTTGATATTGCAACTGTTCAATAGATAAGACATGACTAGAATATCCGATACCACTAAACGCAGGATTACTAAAGTCAAAAGTCAAACTACTTGATATTGCTGAGGTACTAAACCCTATCAATAAAAGCATTTGTAATAATGTTTTCATACTACTATTTATAAGGATTCCAGACACAAAAAAAGGGGACCGAAGCCCCCTTTCTGATTATTAACTGACTACTACTTCTTAGACCAAAGTGACCATAGAATTGCAATCGTAACTAGTCCTACTAGACCTTCGTTACCCAAAGTACCGACTATACTAGAGATGTTACTAATAACACCTAAAGATAAGAATGGCACATTTGAACCAAAGACTACTTCTAGTGCAACTGATAAACCAATTAGTTGTACAGCAACCGTTGTAATATTACCTATCGTATCCGTTATATTTTTCCACATAAATTTTTCTCCTTTTATGTTATATTGTTTTTGATATCTCAAACTACATTCATAATAAGTGTTAATATTTAGACAAAAAAAGGGTTAGAACACAAGATTCTAACCCTTTAGTAGTGAAAACAGGTGGAGAGTTTACTCGTCCTCTTCCGCTAACTTACTGAAATAACTCAATGTTTCGTCTGAATCATCATCAGCAGTAGTCGCCGGAGCAGGTGTCGGGGAACTTACTGTTTCTTCTACAACTGGTGCAGCTGTCTGTGTTACAGGTGGGATTGCAACATCTTCGGCAGTACCAGTATTCCTTACGCCAGATAGAACTTTATCAAGTTTTGCTTTTAATTCATCATATGATTTAAAGTTTTCGTCTGCAAGAAATGGCTTCAATGGAAATTGTTTATTCCATATTTCTTCGATTGACTCGTCATTATCTGCGATAGCAGACTTACTGTCAAACTCTGATTTGTCATAATTCCAGTAACCATCAACTTTTCTGATTTTCAGTTTAAAGTTTGCACCTTCCCAAAAGTCAAATGGGTTAATCGGTGTTTCATCTTCAAACTCAGGTTTCATCGCTTCGGTAATCTTATCAAAGATTTTCTTACCGAACTTATATAGTTTTACTTGACCTTCGTTTTCAGGATGTTTAGGGTCACTAATAATCATAATGTTTGCAGTATAAGAAAGTTTACGCTTTCTCTTTCGTGCAATTTCTTTATCTGCCTCAACGCCTGAATTCCATAGTAAACTATTAGATTCACTAATCGGACATTTCTTATTAAGAGTAGTTAAACTATTCTCAATAAACCAACCGCCTGGACCTTGAAATGCATGAGACCATAGTCTTGACCATGGCAAATCTTCATCTTGAACTGCTGGTAGAAAACGAAAAACAGCATACCCATTACCAGACTTATCTAGTTCTGGTTTCCAGAATCTATCATCTTGATATGAGTTTGTTTGTCGTTGGGGTTCTGCAACCTTTTGTAGTTCACCCATTAGGGTATCAAGGTTGTTTGAGCGTTTTAACGCTGATAGGCTTGTTGCCATATTTGTTTCTCCTGTATTATTGTATTTGTATGATTATTGTATCGTCTTGTGCTGTATATGTCGCACCTTTATATTTATAACAAAATATATGCATAAGTTTCTTGCATATGATTCCATTATACACTAAAGTCTTTCCTTTGTCAAGCGTTTGTTGCTAAACACATACCAAAAACAAATGGTATCGTGTAAACAACAAGATAAACAACAACTATAATTCCTATTATTCTAAACATAGTTTATCCTTTTCTAATTAAATCGCAATTGTAAGACATTGTTCGCCTTACTTCATCTGTACTATTGAACGGATATACACTATGTAATAGAGTGTATGGAAATACATATAACTCACCTACTTGTGCATCTACTCGTGTTTGTGAAATAGAGAGTGGCGATTGGTCTCCGCCAGAGAATTCTAACCATCCGTTTGCAGGTTTTTCTTCTCTTGATGCTTCAACGCCATACCAATCAGGTCGTTTTAACATCAATACAGAAGATAAACCCAAGTCAGCGTTTAGACTTGTATGAAAATGTGTAGGGTTATATTCACCCGATTTCATTTCATTTATCCAACAAGGACCCGGAACACAATCCCACTTTGTCATACTACGCATTTCTATATATTTGTCAAAACAAGTTTGAAAAGTTTGTTTCATTTCTTCGCTTAATATACTATTAACTTTTTTTTCATCTGCAATTTTACCAGCAAGTTGGTCATTGTGTGATGGCATATCCTCTCTGTGTTTATCGTATGCTTTATTCATATCATCTATCAAGTTTACAGGCAGTTCAAATTTCATTAGCATTGTGCCTAAATGAAATAAACTCATTTTTATATCCATTCTTCTTCCTTCAACTTAGAATTTACTTCAATTACTTTTTGTAATATCTCACTATCTGTATAGTGTAGAAATGCTAATGTGTCTTTCGGAAAAGATTCTCCGTCGAAACCAAGACTACCTTCATCATTTGGGGCAGCCATATGTGAGGGTCCAATGTTCTCGAATTCAGCAAGAATATTAACCACTCTCTGATGTTTTCCCAATCTCTTAGGTTGTATTAGATTTTCGTCAGTTGTTTTCATCATCAATTCATGAAAGAAGGCAACTTTAGTTGCTAACCAAGAATTATGAACATACTTGACCATACTTGCCGTATGTCTATCGGTTTCAATAAATTCTACATTCATGCTTGAGAATATGTTTTTCCACATTGTGGTGTTATCTGGTATGCCGCCAAGAATACAAACTTTTTGATTATCGAAATCTTCTTCTGCATATCTAGCTCTCAAGAATTCTGGATTGTATACTACATTATCTGCATATGATTCTGCTATATCTGGTAGAACTGTACTTTTAAGAAGAACTGGTATGTCAACTAATTCTTCAAGCACTTCT